ACAAAGGTCGCTTCGTGCATGGACTAAACAGAAATGGAGAACCAAAAGTGGTAAACCTAGTACTCAAGGACCAAACGCTACTGGCGAACGTTATTTACCTGAAAAAGCAATTAAGGCTCTTTCTTCCTCTGAATACTCCAAGACTTCGGCTGCGAAACGCAGGGCAATTAGAAAAGGAAAACAAGTATCTAAACAACCCAAGTCGATTGCTAAGAAAACGAAAAGCTATAGAAAGTTTTCTTAAATGAGTTTTCTCCATACACTTAAACCTGAAGAAAGAAGAATACTCAGGCACGTTGTCAAACGTGTACATCTTAAACATCACCCTGAACAATTCTGTACAGATCGAGAAGCCGATAAAGTTATTTCTGTTATTGGTCCTGAGACTGTGGATAAATTGTTACGCATAGGAAAGAACACAAAGATTGATACAATTTAAATACAAACCTGATGGAGATGTCCTCAAGGCTTTTATGAAAGACAATACTTTTTTTCGTGGCATTAGAGGTCCAGTTGGTAGTGGCAAGTCAGTAGGGTGTAGTATAGAAATTTTCAGAAGAGCCTTAATGCAAGAACCTGATAAGTCAGGCAAGAGAAAAAGCAGATGGGCAGTCATCAGAAATACTAACCCACAACTTAAAACAACAACAATTAAGACTTGGCTTGACTGGTTTCCTGAAAATGAATGGGGTAAGTTTGCTTGGTCAGTTCCTTATACTCATATGATTACTGCAGGCGATCTTGAGATGGAAGTTATTTTTTTGGCACTTGACAGACCTGAAGATGTAAAGAAGTTATTATCTTTGGAACTTACTGGGGTTTGGGTCAACGAAGCAAGGGAGATACCCAAGTCAATAATAGATGCTTGTACTATGAGAGTAGGAAGATATCCTTCGGTTAAAGATGGTGGTGCAACTTGGTCAGGTGTTATCTGTGATACCAATAGTCCTGAAGAAGATCATTGGTGGTCTATTATGAGTGGAGAAGTTCCAGTACCTGATCATATAACTTTAGAAGAAAGTCGTATGCTTGTTAAACCTGATAACTGGCAGTTTTTTACACAGCCTAGTGGCATGATAGAAGAAAAAGATGAAGATGGTTCTGTGAGTGGCTACAAGCCAAATCCAAAAGCAGAAAATAGAAAAAATATTTTAGAATCGTATTATCCCAATCTTGTTCAAGGAAAAACAAAGTCTTGGATAGATGTGTATGTAATGAATAGGCTTGGCTCTATACAAGACGGAAAGCCAGTTTATAATATGTTTGTTGCAGATACTCATGTATCAAAAGAAGAAATACCAGTTGCAGATGGTGTGCCACTTTATATTGGACTGGACTTTGGTCTTACACCTGCTGCTGTTTTTGGTCAGAAGGTTCGTGGTCGTTGGATTATATTGCAAGAAATTGTAGCCTTTGACATGGGCATTGTTAGGTTTGCAGAATTACTTCGTTCTGAAATAGCAACACGTTATAATAACTTAGAGGTTAATATATTTGGTGATCCTGCAGGTGACTTCAGGGCACAGACAGATGAAAGCACTCCTTTTCAGGTTTTAAGAGGTGCAGGATTGATGGCAAGGCCAACAACAAGTAATGATGTAGCCTTAAGAATAGAGTCTGTTTCTTCTGTTTTAAATAGAATGGTAGATGGTCAATCAGGGATTTTAATTGACTTTAGGTGTAAAGAACTGATAAAAGGGTTTGAAGGGGGTTATCAATATAGAAGACTCCAAGTGTCAGGAGAACGCTATGAGGATAAACCTTTAAAGGATAGGTACTCGCATATCCATGATGCAATGCAGTATCTCATGCTAGGAGCAGGAGAAGGCAGACAAGTATTAGGAATGACTAGACCTATTGAAACATTTAATGCTAGGGTAGATTATGATGTATTTAATCGAAGAGCAAAACAGCCACGAAGACAAGGTCTTTGGGCAAGAATGTAAAGGAGTTTAATATGTGTTTACCTAGTGGTGGTGGTTCATCAAGTCCTCCTCCTCCAACAGATGAGGAAAAAGAAGCCGAAATGGAAAGAGAATCTGCAAAAGAAGAAGAAACTGGAAGACGTGCAGAAGCACGTCAAGATGTTCTTGAACAGAATATTTCTAATATTAGAAAAGGCTCAGGTAGACGTTCATTACTTCGAGGTCGAGGTGGTGGAATAGGATTTTATAATAGGTATTTTTCATAGATGCACGAGAAAACTGCTGAACATTTAATGCAACGATATGAAAAGGCTCTTGCTATAAGGCGAGAGTTTGAAGAGTTGTATGATGAAATCTTTGAATATTGTTTGCCACAAAGACAAGGATTTAAAAATTATTCAGCAGGTCAACGTAGAGATGATAAGATATTTGATGAAACTGCTGTTGTCGGTATACAAGAATTTGCATCAAGACTACAATCAGGTCTTACTCCAAATTTCGCCAGATGGGCAGATTTTGTAACTGGCTCAGAAGTACCTGAAGAAGAAAGAGATGACGTAAATAATGCACTTGATGAAGTGACTGATTACGTTTTTGAAGTTCTTCAGACATCAAACTTTGCTCAAGAAATACATGAGTGTTTTATAGATTTAGCACTTGGAACTGCAGTCCTATGCGTAATGGAGGGAGATGCTGTAAATCCAATAAGGTTTCAATCTATACCTTTACCTCATGTAGTTCTTGACACTGGTCCTGATGGAAGGGTTGATCATGTTTATAGAGAAAGAATGATTAAGAATGAAGACTTAATGATTGCTTTTCCTAATGCTGTATTGACACCAAATATAGCAAAAAGAATACAAGATCACCCTGAATCTAAAACAAAAATACTAGAAGTATCATGTAAATTATATGATGATATAAATGAAGAAAAGTATGGATATTACATTATAGATGTAGCAGACAAGACAATGATTATGTCTGAAATCTATAAAGGTGTAGGCTCAAATCCTTTTATAGCTTTTAGATGGAGCAAAGCATCAGGCGAGATTTATGGCAGAGGTCCTGCTGTGAATGCCCTTAGTGCAATCAAAACATGTAACCTGACAATAGAATTAATATTAGAAAATGCTCAGATGGCAATCTCTGGTATCTATCAGATAGATGATGATGGAGTTATTAATGTTGATACAATTAATCTCGTGCCAGGAACTGTGATTCCAAAAGCACCAAACACTCAAGGTCTACAGCCAATAAGATCAGCAGGTTCTTTTGATGTTGCTAATCTTGTTTTAAATGATATGAGAAACAATATTAAAAGAGCCTTGTATAATGATATGCTAGGTGATCCAAATAAAACACCTGCTTCAGCAACAGAAGTGGCAGAAAGAATGGCAGACTTATCAAGAAAGATTGGTTCTGCTTTTGGCAGATTGCAAGCTGAAATGGTGCAACCAGTATTACAAAGAGTTATATATATTTTAAAGAAACAAGGTCGTATTGAAATGCCAGTAGTTAATGGAAGAGAGGTAAAGATACGTAGTGTTTCACCACTTGCACAAGCACAATCTAATCAAGATATAGTCTCGCTGAATAGATTTTTGCAAACTGTGGCAGGTTCATTTGGACCTGAAGTGCTGAACATTTTAATTTCTTCTGAAGAAACTGCTGTGTATTTGGCTAAGAAATTTGGTGTGCCTGATAAGTTAATACGTGATGCTGATGAACGACAGCAACTTGTACAGATGGCACAACAGATGCAAATGCAACAACCACAACAAGGAGGAATGGAGAATGTCGAAGCACTTAGGAGTTGATGGCTTTCCAAGAACAAAAGCTACAGATGAAAAAATATCGCAAGATGTTTTAGCATTATTTAATACACCAAATGGAAATGCAGTCTTAGGTTATCTTAGATCAATTACAACTGATATAGTAAGTGGTGGCAATATATCTGATGGAGAACTTAGACATCTTGAAGGTCAAAGATATATTATTGCTTTAATTGTAAAAAGAATGAATCATGCACAAAACCTAAAGAAGAAAGAGGGATAAGATGAACGAAGAAAATGTGTCAACCGAATCTGCTACCGAAGATACTACTACGCATAACGTGGACTCTTCCTCCAGTTCGGTAGCAGATACCAACACGAGACCTGATTGGTTACCTGAAAAGTTTGCTACTGCTGAGGATATGGCTAAGTCATATGGAGAGTTGGAATCTTGGAAAGGCAAAAAAGAAGAAGATATTAGATCAGCAATGCAGGAAGAAATTGAAAAAGAAGCTTTTGCTGATAGACCTGAAACAGCAGGTCACTATCAAATACCTGAATCTTTAGATGAATCAGAAGCAGCAACTAATCCTTTATTAAAAGAATGGGCAGAGTTTGCTTGGGAAAATGGCTACTCACAAGATGAATTTTCACATTGGGTTAACAAGTTTGCAGGTTATATGCAGGAACAAGATACTGATGTTGAAGCTATTAAAACATCATTAGGTGATAATGCAAATCAAAGAATAGAAGCTGTTCAGTTGTTTATGAATAAGTTTTTCCCTGAAGATATGCATGATGCAGTTGCACAACTTGGAACATCAGCAGAGGGAATCAAGGCACTTGAACATATACAAAAAGCTATGTCTGGAATAAATCCTGCTCAAGATATAGCAACACCAAGTAAGTTATCGCATGATGATATAGCTGCAAAGATGAGAGACCCACGTTATTATGATCCTGCAAGAAGAGACAAAGCCTATGTACAAGAAGTAAATGACAGTTTCAAAAAACTTTATGGGTAGTGGCATTTATGATGGGTATCCCATTGTAGAAGCTGACATAAATCATATACATCATTTACAAAATAACTTACGAGACTCTGATGTTAGAGAATGTATTATACATGGAGCAACTCCATTTAGAGCCTTAATGTCTGGTATCAGAGAAGATAAAGCTGAAACTTATACTGTTTTAATAGATGGACAGCCTGCCATGATGTTTGGTGTTAACCCAATATTAGAACATACTATAGGAAAAATATGGTTACTTGGATCATATGAAATAGAAAATCATAGTTGGAAATTCTTAAAATGGAGCAGAAAAATAGTCGATTACTTCCAAAAAAAGTATTATCAACTAGAAAATGTTGTTCCTGCAGATCATACAAAAACGTTGGAATGGCTGAGTTTTCTTGGGTTTCAGGTATTAAATGAACCAATAATGCTTAATGGATATCAGGTTTTGCGATTTGTTCGTTGCAAAGGTGACAAAATTTTGGTAAATAATAAAGAACAGCCCTGTTACTAGCTGATAGCCCATATGGATAACTAGTTGAAGCGAAAGACGGATAACTGGAAATAGTAATGTAACTTTAATAAGGAGAACTTATAATGGCTAATACAATTGATACAGCCTTTATTAGACAGTTCGAGACAGAGGTTCACCTTGCTTATCAAAGAATGGGTAGTAAATTAAGAAATACTGTCCGTACAGTTAGTAATGTGAATGGCTCAACAGTACGTTTTCAAAAGATTGGTACTGGCTCGGCTTCTACTAAATCAAGAAATGGTATGGTAACTCCAATGGAATTAGCACATACCACAGTTGATGTAACACTCAGCGACTACTATGCTGCAGAATACATTGATAAATTAGACGAACTTAAAACTAACATAGACGAAAGACAAGCTGTGGCACAATCTGCTGCTGCTGCTCTAGGTCGTAAGACTGATGAGTTACTTATTAC